TCTTCTGCGAGGACTTGGGCCCTAAGTTCTTTCCATCGTTTGCTTCCGTAGATTGGGTTTCCGCTCATGTCAAGAGCATAGGTCAAGGTCAAGTGATGCTGACGCCCAAGCGGAAGGGCACCGCTCGGTTGTCGTCGTTTGTCATGGGTTGCGCGTGTGGTTTGTGTCCCCCACTATTTGGCGATGTCTCGCTCTGGAAGCCTGTCTAGTTTTGTTCGGTGGATAACCAGTCGCCTTTGCGTTAGGGAACGCTGATCGCTCACAATGCGTGAGCGTCTACCCTCGTTGCCGAGTGTTCCCATAGTGAGGTTCAGTGTCTCGCAAGGGCTAGTGAACGCCTCTGTGCGCTCTGATGGTGTCAGTTGTGATGGGACGCTAGACGCGCTCAACCTGTCAGGTCAAGCAGGGTCAGGTCCCCAAGCCAAGCGTTGGCTGATCTTGTCCAGGTCTTTGGGCCGCCAAACGTGGACCTCTTGTCCTGCGTCCTCCAGTGTGTTGATCCAATCCCATTGAGCGTCAGAGACCACACCTTTAGGGGCTTTCAATTCGACAAAGATGGTGCCTCGTGCCGGGTGAACCATGACTAGGTCGGGGAAGCCTTGGTCGCCTGTGTTGGGTGTGATCCATCTACCCGGTCGGATCTGTGCTGGCTGGGTGTGCATAACTTTCCAGCGGTGCAACTTAGCCAGAGTGATAACGGCTTTTTGAAACTCTGCCTCAGACGGCTCAGCCACCGTTCATCAGCCTGTCAATAAGTTCGGACGCTTCACGCTTAGTGGATGGTGCTTGCCCTTGGTAATCCTTAGCCCTTAGCATCCCCAATTGCTTGGCGGTCGGCGGTTCACCACTTGACCCGATTGTTTGGGTTCGTGGTTGTGCAGCTTGTGGCGCGTTGGTTGTGGTTTGGACTTCAGCGCCTTGGCGATACACCTTGACCATCTCCTCCAGTGAGGCACGTTTCTTTGAGCCTTGGAACTGATAATTGGACAATGACCTACCAATCGCACTCGTCTCACAATTTTCCACTGCGGATGTTTTGTTGACCATGGATGAGCCGCGGATCTCCTCGGCAAACCCTGTCGTCGTCGGCACTGGGTCGGCAATGTCTGCATACAAAGACGCTTTCATAACGATGCGTGTGCCGTCGTCCACAATGATTTCGGTGACGATGCGTCCGCGTGGGCAGTCTTTCCAAAACAGTGGGAGGCGTTCTGCTACTTCGGCGTAATCGGCTGGGTTAAAACTCATATCTGAACCCACTCACCGTCAATATAATATTCAGTTCCAATAGTTTCATTAGTTAATAAAAGACCGTATTCAGTTGCGTAAACCGAATGTGTGTCGTCGTCATCACCTGAAATAAGGTCGTCAAAATACGAATGAATTGCTAATACAAATAACCAATTGTTGTCAACGTCTTTAATTCTCATTGGTAACGAAGGTGTTACGGTTGTAAATTGAATCATGATTGCATGTCCTTTAAGTGTCGGGCCTGTGCAGGCGTTTGGTTTTTAAGATTGTTAACAACTCGAATCATGGCTACGCATCGGGCAGTTTCCTCAATTGTCATTCCTTTGAAGCCGAACTCTTCGGCGCATTTGAGACAGATACCGCGCAACTCGGTACGCATACGAATATCGGCAGTGTTAAAACCTGACGCGCAAATGTCGCAGTTCACTTGAAACCTCCGAGCCTCATAGCCACAATGACATCCTGTGTTGACCGGGTGAGGTTGGACAAATAGATGCCATGCTCCTCAGCAACATAAGCCAACTCTGTGAGCGCCTTTCTAAGCATCGCCACGTCGTCTCTAAGGCGTTCAATCTCCCAAGTCGCCGCCTTCATAGCGATCTCCGCTTTTGTGATAAGAGCGGTCATTTCTTGGATTTGAGTCATCATGGTCGGGGCTCCCTAATTTGTCGGTATTTGCCGTCACGGTACACCAGCGGTGTAACTGGGTTTGTGTCGGATTGTAGTTGACGGCGCTCTTTCCATGTGAGACCCCCCCAAATCCCGTAGCACTCAAGTTGAGTTGTGGAATATTTTAGGGACTCGGCGAGACAAGACGGCCTGACGATGCAAGTCGCGCAAACGGCTTTTGCTTCAGCAATTTTTTTGCGTGAGTACCGTTCACCCGGTTCAAAGATAAACAGGTTTAAATCCATGCCTCGACAAGCTGCGTAATCCCACCAGCGAGCTAACACAGTCGCCAAGGTTTCCATCCGCATCCGCCACCCTCGGCAATATCAGAATAAAGCAGGTAGGCGAATCTGAGGTTTAGAGTTGGGTCAGACATGGCTTCAGCAAATGGCATATTGAAAACTTGCTCCGCATATTTTGTGTGGATCTCGTTGATTTGTGCAATGCCGTGGTCACTTCCGTTAAATCGTTTTGCCAATTCGGGGTCACTGGACAAGGGTGTGACGTTCAGGCATCGAGTTTCTTTCCACAGTAGGCGACCCAACTTTTCGAGTGTTTCAGTGTTGTTGGGCCAGCCAACAGAGATCGCTGAAGGGAACCATTCTTGGCATTTTGTGTCCGGGTCAAAGTCGGCTAATTGAGTGAACGGGACGGTGCTAGTGGTGCTAGTCGTCGTCGTGGTCGTCGTTGCTGTAAGTTCCTCAGCGCGTTCCTCTAGTTGTTGGGGTGTCAACATCCCAAGCGTAACCGTGGAGGGCACAGACGGCGTTTTAATGGGGTCTGCGTCGCCCTGTACGCCAGTGATCGCCCACAAAGCACAAAGGGCATAGGTCGTAATACTGATAATGGCTAGTCGTTTAAGATTCATTTAGTAGTCCTCTGATAGGTCTGCGACAGATTTTCTAGTTGAGAAAAAGCCGTCAAGCATAGGGTTGTTTTGCATGATTTCTCGGGCCAGATAGGCGCGGTAGTTGTTGTTAAACTTGAACTCACTGTTGGGGTCATAAGTGGTTGAGTGCTGAAAGCGTAAGACTTCAACAAGAGCGCCAATGCCGTAATGGTTGTGGCCGTTGTTGTACAACGCATAACACATTTTGGTGAGTCGTTCAATGACCCACGGGTTTGCCTCTTTAAAGGCTTCGTACTTGAGTTTCTCGGCTGGGACATCGAGAACGTCAAAAAGGGATTGTTGCATTGCTTTCCTCCTGCGGTCGGGGTCCACCTATTAGCGGACGCACTTGGGTTGCAGTCATTTGACCGAACCCCAAGCCGATTGTCAAGGACCTAGCCGAATATCTTGGCAAAAGCCTTCTCTATAGCGGTCGCAGAATCTGCCATATTTGGTGCTATCTCAACATGCGTCCAGTCTCCACCGGGTGTGCCAGCGTTCTTTTGTGGGGTCCATGCTTTCCATGCGTCACGGTCGCAACGGTAGCCACCGCCAAACTTGGTGAGGTTTGGGATCGGGCAACCTACACCGTCATAACAGTGAATTTCCTCTATGCCTAAAAGGTCGCGGTGAGCAAACAAGAATTCAACCATGGCTTTACGGGCGTCCGCGTTCTGTTTGGGCGTCCCTTTACCTTTGAGGTCCACGGCCCTCCACGTTGCATGAACACTCAGATTGGCGGAACCGCGCATAGGACGGTTTGCGTAGATACCAAGCGACTTCATGCCAAAGAGGTATTCCATGAATTCAACAAACCGTTTCGTGCCAGGTCGTTCGGTCGGGTGGTTGCCGTCGTTGTTACCAGTGTACGGTCTACTGGTCATCTTTTTCTCCCTTGTCTTTGAGCCCATTACTTGCTAATAGCCCCGTCAAAGCACCAGCCAAAACCAGTAAAACGCTTGATAACACTTCCCACGCTTTGGAATCGTTTGGTGACACTTCCAATGGCTGGACAACAAACGCAAGCGAGTACAAGATCATGCCGATACTCATGATGAACGTGAGCGCCAGTGCAGCTCCTACCATCAGGACAAGACGCGCTTTGATTTCGGAGTTGGTGTATTTTTTCACGGGGTGGTTGCTCCTGTGCTGGTGTCACATCTGGGTGCTGTGGGTTGGGTTTCGCAGTTGTTTCGAGTGCGGTCGCTACATCCAGTGACGACGAACATGAGGATTACGGCAAGAGCGGCGATCACGGCAAGCGTTTTCATGCTTCAGGGTTGCTTCCAGGTGTCCAGTTGCATGAGGCTGGGTCGTCGTATAGTTCTGATAGGTTGCAAGGCTGGTGGCATACACCACATTCAACATATTCGGGGTCGCCACACATAAACTCGTTGACACCGTTTTCTGGGCAGGTTTCGTTTGTGCAAGTAACTGTTTTCATTATGCCGCCTCATATATAAAAGTAAATGAAAGTTGGTCAGTGTTAGCAAGTGTAACCGCTGGCGAAGTACCAAAACCAAAACCTGATTGGTAGTAAAACTTTGCAGTAGTAGTTGAGGCTAAGAATGAAGTCATGTTGTAAATGATGTTTGCCGAAGCGTCATAAACAAAACCTGTTCCATTTGCGCGGTTTAATGCACCAGTAGCAGTTAAAGGCAAACCTATTGCCACTTCGGCAGCGGCTGTTCCAGCCGAAGTTGCTACTAACAATACTTGAACAATTACTGTTTTTTGGAATTGGCAATATCTAGCGTAAGAAATTGTTTTAGTGACTGTTGCCGATTGTGTCAGGGTTGGCGTGTAGTCAACCCATGCGGCCCCGATGGTGTTAAGCGTCGCCGCAGTCAACACCTGTCCGCTAGTTGTCCCTGCCGTCCATTGCGTAGCCATAATTCTCCTTTATGCCACTCGACTACTGTCAAGTATCCCTAAATATGTGTCGTCCAAAATAAAACTTTGATACTGGTATGCGGGCAACAAACCTAATGTTACTTGACAGTCCGACGGTGTAGCCGAAATACGACGGCTAGAGATAACAGACATTTTGGTTTGTTGAGCGCAACCGGTCGGCGTATAGGTCAGTTGGACGGGTTGCCACATAACGGATTCAATGTCAAGAATTTTGTTCCAGAACGGGGCGGCGGCGTCAGCAGATGCGGATTGAACCATTTTGGAACTAAACGACAGTTCTTCGGGTGCAAAAGTGATTTCACCAAAACGGTTAACCCACGAATTATTTGTGTTTGTTTGGCTGACATTATTGTCAAATGGATTAAAACCTGCTTGGGTGTAAGACCTGAACCGTTGACCATATTTTGTGGTACTGGTTGAGTTGAAACTTGTAATTGTGTTGCTTCCTTGAATGCTGGTTGTGGTCACATAGTTAGTGAGTTGGTCCTCGTCGTAACCAGTAACAAGATCACCAATAGGCAGTTGTGTCCCCGAGACAGTTTTGTCTTTGAAAAGAAAAGTTGTTCGGTTTGCAGCGTTTCGAGTCATGGTGTAGTCAATAAGTTCGTAACCAAAAACAGGGTTAGTCAAAGTGATCGTTGTTGGAATAATCATTGCTGGGCCAACGGGTGTAATAATTAGCGAAATTGACGAATTAAGACTGTTGCCAATTCCGAGAGTAGCTGAATAAACGTAAAAATCATCTGTGAGTAGTTTTGTTGTCACTGCGTAACCCGTGTTTGTACCACCCAAAGTTGGCATTTGTGCAGGGTTTGCAGAGTTTGAGTTTTCGTAAAACTCTTCAATCTCGGCTGAAGCGTTACCACTAACGCCAGCCGTGCCTACGGTCGCGGAACGACCGCCAGCAGTCAAAGCGTCAATAAACGAAATAGTCACATACGAGTTAATTCCGTTGTCGTCCAACGCAAACTGGTCAACAATCCCGTGAAACAGTTTGAAACTGGTAGGCACACCGCCCACCGTTGTAGTGCCGTTAATTAGTACGGCCTGATTAAACCAGTCAACCGACCCATAAGTTCCACCGCCACCAGGTGTAAAAGAACCCGTGAAGTTCTTAATTAACATTGAGCCTTTACTGGTCCCAATCTCAGCCAACGAAACCTGCGTGTTCACATTGAACGACATGACCTCTGAAGTGATGTCATATGACGCGCCGAGGTTGCCAATCGTGATTGTAAAAGCGGTCGTGATAGCCATTTAGAACCTTGCGCTTGTCGTGGTCTGTAATGGGATCGCACCGTTTTGTCGAGCATATTTTTGGATTGCTCGCACGACTGCGTCAGGGTCGCCACCGTTCACATTGACAGTAATCGTGTTGCCACCGCCACCCATCGCGCCGTTAGGGGTGATGTTTCCAGACGACGACGGCGTAAACAACTCGGGCCCGCGCTCACCCACAATGTAGGGTCCGCCACCAGGGCTAACGGGACCGCCCATAGCCCTACGGGGCAACGTAGAGATACCTGCAAGAGTTAAAGCGTCCTCTGCACTCTTACCGCCATACTCAGCACCACGGGCAAGATAATTAGCCAACTCAAGCGCAGCTGCTGGACCTTGAGTTTTATATCGAATCAGAATTTCTTTGGACGAAATGTCACTCATACCGCCTGAGATTGCCGACAAACTTGCAACAAAGTCGGCGGCCGCTTGATCGTAAGCGTCAATGTCGGCTTGAGCGCCCGAACCAAAAGCACGTTTAGCGGCGGCCTCAAGGTCTTTCAATTTTTCTTTAGCGTTATCTAAAGCAACTTCTTCGTCAAGATTGCCAGTCAAAACTTTCCATGCCGTGTCAGCGTTAACGAGGGCCTTAGTTATGTCATCAACACCCGTTTTGAAACTATTAAAATATACAGGAGGACCGCCAACTACGGCTACAAATTTATCTAAACTAAAACTGCCTTGTTCTACAACATCTGAGAACCTGTCGGTGCTGTCACTGGCCTCATCAATAACATCAATTAAAGGCAGTTTGTCAATTTGTCGTTCAAGCCAACCATATGTTTTTTCAACAGTTGAAGTTAGATCGTCAAAGTAACCAATCAAATCAACAATTATAGGAACCAAAAATGCGCCAAAATCTAAGGCAACTTGTTTTGCTCTGTCTGCAAGTTGATCCATTGCATTACGAAACTCTTTTGCTTTTTTAAGTTCATCAGCATCAATAACTTGTTGACCAGACACGCTATTTAGTGAACGCCGTAAATCGTCCGCACCCATCCCAATCAGTTCGGACATCCCCTGCCAGCCCTTGCCGAGAAGTTGCGCCGCAACCGTTGCTTTTTCGGCTGGGTCCTTAATGCCTTTAATTCGATCAATGGTGTTTAAGAATGTTTCGTTGACGTCTAACGAACCATCGTTCAAATAAACAAGGTCAACGCCGAGGTCGCGCACTTTGTCCGGGTCTGCACCGATTGTTTTGTTAAGGCGACCGATAGCGGTTGAAACGGCGTCAACTGGGATTGCTAGATCGCCAGCTACTTCCATATAACGTGAAGCATCCTCAACGGCTAGACCTGTTGCATCACTAAATTTGCCTGCCGCGAGCGCAAGGTTTTGAAACGCTTTAATGCCTTGTGCGGCAAACGCGACTAAAGCCGCGCCACCTGCTAAAGCAAGGTTGCCTGCGTTGGCTTTGACTGCATCTAAAGCAGCATTTGAGCCAGCCTTAAACTTGCCCATGCCACCCTCGGCATCAGCAACCGCCGTCTTGAAGTTACCAAAAGCGGCTTTAGCAGCTTTGATTCCTGAGTCTTCAAAACTAGAAATAATGGGGATGTTAATTGCCATTACAGACGCACCTTCATTAGTTCATTATTGGCGTCACGCACCACGCGCTTAATCGTGTCATTCATCTCACGTTCAACACTACCAATAGTTTTTTCGGCGTTCTTCCACATATAACGGGAAGGGTCACCCGGTAGGGCCCGACCAAAGTTTGGTCGCTGATATTTTGGTTCTCGACGCGATGTCGTACCGCCAGCCTTGCCAGCCATATCCGCAATAGCGACAGGAGCGCCTTTGGTGGTGATACGGACAATGTTGACTGGTACTGAAGTGGTTGTCGCGTTTAACGCTCGGCGCGGTTTGCGGTTGTCAATTTTGATTAATGCGTTCTTGCGGTTGGGCCAACCTGTGCGACCGTTATGAGCCATACCAGATAGGGGAGGCGACGTCGGAATTGACTGGTTAATTTCACTAAGCAACGGCTTAAGGATTGCTCGAATGTCCTTGTTCAATTCCTTCTTAAGTGAAGGGTTGATTTTGCCGAGTTCGCGCAAAGTCTCGGCCACACCTTTCACCTGAATTGTCATCGCTTATGTTTCGCTTTCTCGTTTTCCTCAACAAGCAAACGAACCATCTCATCCACAACCGACGCTGGACACTCCATCAAATCCAATGGGCTGATGCCTGTCCTTAGTGCCAGTTGCGCTATGAGGTTGACTGCGCGTCCTGCTTTGGTTTCTCTTTTGGGACGAACGTAATGTCCCCTACTTTTTCAACCCACTTGGGGAACAGTTCAACGACCACGCCACTTGAGCGGACCGCATCCCATGCCAACCAAGCCAAAGCCTTAAATTTCATGTTCTCTAGAAACTGCCCGACGGAGAGTTGAGGATGATGGTCCTCCCAGCGACACGCAACACCGTAAGTGATGGGTGCCTCGTGTGTTTCTCCGTCGAGCATCTCTACTCGTAACGTCATACCAATCATGTCGGGGTCCTTTGTTTGTGTTGGTTAGATCAGGCTACGGCACGAACCCAAGTGCCACCAGTGCCCGTCAATGTCATGGTATCGAGGGAGCCTGCGGTGCTTGAGATCGGCATAAACGACGAAATCATCATATTAGAAATCGTATAAATCGGGTTTCCGGGTGCGGCCACGCCAGTATCTGGTGCCACGATGACGGTGGTGTCACCATCGCCGACAACATCTGACAAATACTTTTCCACTGAAGTCGCGCCGTACTCCAGCAGGATGGTTGCACTGACGCTCACCGTTTGAAGGCCAGCCACAAACTTGTGCCCAGTGGCTCCCATGACGGTTGCCTCAAGCGAGTCAAAGCCTGCTTCGAGGGTGATAGATGAACAGTTAAGTGAAATGTTGTTTGCGCCAATGGTGATTTGTCCACTGCCTTGGTAAACGATTGCCATGATGTTTTTCCTTTGTTAGTTAGCGTGTCGCTGTGAGTTTGATAGTGAGGTCGTAACAGGGGAGGTCTTGCGACCCGATCGTTGCGATGGATGGTTGTCCCGAGATGACTGCAATGTCTGACCCGAGAATTGTGTCGCAAATTTGAAGTATGTAGTCGCTGGAGTCTTGGTTGCCGGGAGGCGCACCGAGGATTCGAATAGTGATTGTGACGTCACTGACTTTGGATGTTGGGTTTGCACCAAACGACTCAAACGACGGCAACTCAATAAAGACGGTAAGCGGTCGTGCGTTGCGTGGATCGGTAACAGGCTTGAGCCCGAGGGCCGTGAGCGATGCTGAGACCGTGTTAATCGCGTCTGTGAAAATGCCAGCCATGTTAAGCGCACTGCGATCTCTTAACGCCAAGCAACTGGTTGACTCGACCCAAGGTCATTAACGGTGGTCCGCTCATGTCTTGGAAGGATGCGTAACTGTCCCCAGTTGTGCCGCGTTCACGGTAAAGCCCTGCGGCGTAAAGCGTGGTTCCTAACAGCACTGAACTGTCAGGGACAGTCGTGAGACTGTCGTGGTAACCAGCCTGAACGCGACGCCTGAAACACCAAGCGTTAGCAGCTGCGACACAAGTCGTTAGGAACGCGGTGTCATTTGCCGTGGCCGACGAGATCCCAAGAAACTCTTGCACCGGGGCAACTGATGACAACCATGTACAAGTCAAAGTCCATGTCAAAGTTCCAAACGGATCGGCTGCTGATCGTTCTAGATCGTCGCCAACATCTTGAAACATCAACTGGTTAACAATGATTTCGTTTTCGTTGTAAAGCAGGTCGCCTGCTTCGTTAACGCCAGCAAACAAGTTGACCGGTACAGCGATGACAATGTGCGTGCCGTTCAGGCCGTGACCTAGTCCTGTCAGTGTGATTGTCTGACCGACTGTGATGTCGGTTGCTTCGAGGGTCTGCACCACAGCAACATCGTCTAGACGCTGGTGGTGCGTCACGCTGAATGTGGCCATGGTGCAGTCTCTCTACTCAGTTCCGTCTATCAGACGAAAGTAGCCTTAACGAACTTGCTTGAGTCAATCATCAAAGCGGCGAAGTAGCCACGGAACGCAATGGTGCGGCTCAAGGTGGACGGGTTGTCCAACGAGATCGCGCCCTTCTGCTGTTCAAACAGTTCGTAACCAGAAGCATCGCCGACGATACAAGTCGCACTTGCAAAGTTGCGGTCAACAACAACTTGCAAACCGAAAGCGTTACCGTTGACTTGACCGGGTGCAAGATTACCGAATGCGTTCATCGGTCCAATCTGTGGGAATAACGGACGCTTGCTCGAATCCGACAAAGCAATCAAATCTTGCCAAATGCCGGGAGCCACAAATAAGTGAG